AATGCTGAATATTTTTGACGGAGAAATAGACATTACGAAAGGCATTGAATTGAAAGAATTCAAATCGGTAAAAGAAATAAAAGAAGAATTGAAAGTATTGGTGAACGAACGCAAACAAGCCGAAGAGTTGCTGAAAACCGTAACCGAAAAGGAAAAGACCGATGCACACTTAAAAGATATTTTGATGGAAACCTACGAATTAAAAGAACGCCGTGTCGGTACTGGTCGTATTGATGGATTAATGGAAAAGTTAGTCCCAACCTTGACCAAGACACAACAAAAGTCCATCACAGAACTTTACGCTAAATTGACAGAAGGTGTCACAAAAGTAAATGAAATGCAATATAGCATATTTACATATGAAAAGTTTGAAAAGATTTTCAAGGAAGAAGTTGATGCCGTAGCACGTGATTTAATCACCAAATTAAACGAAATTATTACAAAGGGTAAGGATAAACCTAGCGCTCACTTGGCAGAAATGACGGTTACTGCCATTAGTGAGTTGTGTCTTCTTGATTAACATTTGAGGTATTATGGCCGATACATCATTATTTAGTAGGTTAAAGAAACTTTTTTCTTCCAATACGATTGTTCGTAATGTTGGAGGAAAAAAGTTAAAGATTGCCGACACTGACAACATACAAAGTTTCGTCAATCGTCGTGGGATTGATCGTTATCACCGTGTCTATTCATCAGGCACCGGTGGTTATGGGTCATCTCACGGACGATATGAAGCAGCAGCGGCATTCCAAGGTTCCCGATTACAATTGTTCCGTGATTATGATATGATGGATAATGACCCCATTATCGCATCTGTATTAGATATCTACGCAGATGAAAGTACCATTAAAGATGAATTCGGTCAAATTTTAAGTATTAAATCAAAAAATCAGAATGTCCAAGATATTCTTCATAATTTATTCTACGACATTTTGAATGTTGAATTCAATCTCTGGCCGTGGGTTCGAAACATGGCAAAGTATGGAGATTTCTTTTTATATTTAGACCTTGATGCGGAATATGGTGTGGTGAACGCCGTTCCATTATCGGTATATGAAACCATCCGTATTGAAGGGGAACAACCAGACCAACCATTCAGTGTGCGTTTCAAAATTGAAAATGACTTCTTACTTTTGGGTAAGACTGATTTTGAAAGTTTTGAGGTTGCACACTTCCGTTTGCTATCCGATACCAACTTCCTTCCATATGGAAAAGCAATGATTGAAGGTGGTCGCCGTGTCTGGAAGCAACTCCAACTGATGGAAGACGCAATGTTAATCCATCGTATCATGCGAGCACCAGATAAACGTAAGATTTTGGTGGATATCGGTAATATCCCACCGGCAGAAATTGATACCTTCATGGGTCGTATTATGGACCGCATGAAGAAAACACCATTGGTTGATCCTGCAACTGGTGATTACAACCTTCGGTATAATATGATGAACATTACTGAAGATTTTTATCTTCCAGTTCGTGGTAAAGATAGTGGAACCGACATTCAAAATCTTCCTGGATTACAATTTAATGCTATTGAAGATATCGAATACCTCCGCAATAAGCTCTTGGCTGCATTCAAGGTACCCAAGGCATTTATGGGATACGAAGAAGAAGTCAATGGTAAAGCAACATTAGCGGCACAAGACGTTCGATTTGCACGTACTATTGAACGCATTCAACGTATTATGGTATCGGAACTCACCAAGATTGCAATTATTCATTTATACATTCAAGGTTTCCGTGACGAAGAACTTATTGATTTTGAATTAAGTTTGACTTCACCATCCATCGTATATGAACAAGAAAAGTTAAACTTGTGGAAGGAAAAAGTTGCGGTGGCAAATGATATTCTTGGAACCAAATTAATTTCCCAAGATTGGGTATATCATCATATCTTTGAAATGTCAGAAGATGATGTGAATAAAGAACGTTCAAAGGTAGTTGAAGATGTCAAACGTGTCGCAGAATTAACACAATTAGAACAACCACAGCAACCAAGTCCTGTGGCTGGTGAAGCACCACCCACCACAGAAGAACCAGAAACATCTGAACCAACTGGTGAAGAAGAACAACAAATTGATGATGTAGATACCATTTTAGCTTCGTTGGATGAACCAAAAGAAGAAAGTGAAATGGAAGATGCTGATTTAGAAGAAGCAAAGATGGGACGACCAAAGAAGGGTATGTCGTATGGACAAGATAATCACCCACGAGGTCGTGACCCATTAGGACATAAGGAAAATATGAGTGCGTTGGTTGTTAAAAAACAACGGATTGATAAGAAAAAGTCACCGTTAGCATTGGAAATGCAACGGTGGTTGGATAAAGGACCATTAAATAAAAAACGTAATTCAGTTTTATTAGAAAATACCGAACCAACAGGTTCTTTGTTAGATGAAAGTAACATTTTGGACCTGGAAAACTAAAGTCTTATAAATATTCGTTATATTTAATATATGACGGTATAATATGTCAAAAAACGGAATACATATGAAATCAAACGTCAAGCACAACAAAATCAGAAATACGGGCATTCTTTTTGAATTATTAGTCCGTAAAATCACATCAGATGCATTGGAAAACCGTAATAATGATACTGCGGTCAAGCTCATGCGTGAATTCTTTAATTCCAAGACAGAATTGGGTAAAGAATTACTTTTATATAGAGCATTTTTCAATGTACAACAGATGAGTGAAGAAAAAGCGTTCCACTTGGTCAGTATTATTACCGATCAACGGAAAAAGTTAAATGAACGTCTGTTAAATACACAAAAATATAATTTAGTAAAGGAAATTAAAAATCACTATGATTTAAAAGATTTCCTTAACGCACGTATTCCTTCGTATAAGGTATATGCATCGGTGTATAAAGTGTTTGATGGTGCAATTAATGAAATGACGGATTTTACGGAAATTGAAAGTTTAGTTTCCGCAAAATTTACTATAGTAGAACATCTTACGGGTAATCTTGCAAATAAGGAAATCAAAAACGATATACAATTATTTGAAACCATTAAAGGACAAGAAGAAGATTTACGTTTATTATCGTATCGTATTTTAATTGAAAAATTTAACGAAAAATATGCAGGATTAAATGATAGACAAAAGAACTTACTTCGTGAATATATTTATAATGTCTCAAATAGCGAACAAATGAGAAAATACGCAGTTAATGAAGCTGATACATTGATTAAAGAAATCAAATCTAAAATTACTAAAGTTGATAACAAGATTACCCGTATTAAACTTTCGGAAGTTATGACACAATTAGAACGTATTTCTAGTGTTCAGACAATCAAAGAAAATCATATGACCGCGTTGTTAATTGCCCTAGAAATTACCAAAACATTAGACACTTTAAAGAGTTAATCTATGGAACAAGAACAACGCTTTCGTGAAGTTATTCGGCATATTATTAAGCAAGAATTAAAAGAAATGACCACCACCGCATCGGTGGCGGGATATTTGACACCATTTGCATTTCGTGGTAATAAACAAAAGCAAATTGCACGAGCAAAGCACATCGCTACGGATACCACAGGATTTAAATTAACTCCTCGTGGTGAAAAAGATATGAACCGTCCAGCAGATAAAATGGAAACAGTCACAAAAGAATTAAGTGAAAACAAATATTACGAATATAAGAATGATCCTAGTGCAACACCACATCAAAAGATTGCAAAGGCGATTTCTGAATTGAATAGAAATTTACATGAAGTTGAACGAGCATTAAAAATTAACGCACGATTGAAGAATGAATCGGGTATTGCCAGTGAGCAATTATGGAAGCGTACACAACAAGGTTTAATTAAATTAGAATCACGATTGTTAAATATCGCAACTCGTATTCGTGAAATCCGTGGGCAATAATATGCAATCATTACTCGTAGAATACAATGTCATTTCGTATGACACTTCATTATTAACCGAAGCAGCAGATATCTCAAAACCCTTGGTACTACGTGATGTGGTGTTACAACGTGCCGAAGTAAAGAACCAAAACGGACGTATTTATCCAAAGGGTATTTTAGCACGTGAAGCCGCGGCATATAAGAATAATTTCGTGTCGCAACGTAGAGCATTGGGGGAATTAGATCACCCAGAAAGTCCTGTGGTCAATCTCAAAAATGTCTGTTGTAATGTTACCGAATTGTGGTTTGAAGGTGATGATGTAAAGGGAAACATGGAAATTCTTTCTACTCCATCGGGAAATATTGTTCGTGAATTAATCAAGAATAATATCCGGTTGGGGGTATCGTCCCGTGGTATGGGTTCGGTCAAACAAATGGGTGAAAATGCAGTAGAAGTTCAAGATGACTTTAACTTGATTTGTTTTGATATTGTCAGTAATCCATCAACGCACGGTGCATTTATTAACGAAAATACTGGTGGCCAAATCATAACACCATATTCTCGTATTGATGGGTTGATTTATGACTTTTTAGGTGAACTTAAATAGGAGAGTAGTTATGACATGGTTAATTTTGTTACTCGTAGCAGTAGTTGTTGTCGTTTTAGTTGTTCGTAATAACAAAAAAGAAGCAGAAATGTTCGCAGGAAAAATTAAGTCAGTTGCAGATGTAAATCACGATGGTAAGGTAGATTTACAAGATGCAAAGGTTGTTGCTGAAAAAGTTACAACCGAAACCAAGCAAGTTGTAGCAAAGGTAAAAAAGGCAACGGCTCGTAAGAAGAAAAATTCATAAGAAATGGATTCACGAGATAAATTTTTTTTAAATGAAACTGTAAAATTCGTGGCAAAAGCATTGAACTTACAATCTTTGCCACGAAGAATTGTTATTGTTAATGATGTTAGTTTCGCTGAGAAAAATTTAAGTTTTGGTGTATACAACACACAAACGGATGAAATTCATATTTATGGGGGTACACGGCACGTAGCCGATGTATGTCGTACATTGTGTCACGAATTAGTGCACCATAAACAACGTGAACAAGGAAAACATCCAGATGGAAGTGATGGGTCACCTGTAGAAAACGAAGCAAACGCATTAGCAGGAACATTAATGCGAAAATTTCGGTATCAACACCCAGAAATATACTTGGAGAAGTAGGATGCCAGCAGTCAGTAAAGCACAACAAAAATTATTTGGCATTGTCCATGCTATTCAAAAGGGGAAGGCTGACCCCAAGAAGTTTAGTTCGGTTGCTCGTCGTTTAGCAAAAACGATGACACATGGGGATGTGAAAAAATATGCAACCACACCAATCAAAGATTTACCAAAAAAGATTGCTGAATTATTAAAACAAGATATCAACGCCGGTGCACAACATGGGGGTGATACTGATACTGGCGCACAACCGTTCGGTCAGCAATCTATTGGCACTATTCCAAGCGGGGGTGTTCGTGAAACGATTGGAACCGTAGATACTAATCTTGGTCCAGATGTTCCACCTGCAACATCAACGCAACCACATATTTCAAATGACCCACATCGTGTAGATTTTACCGATGAAGATTATAGTGCAAAACAAAATAAAATCTTTTCTATTTTAAAAGACAAACGAGCAGCCAATATTGATGGGGTCACCGTGGATGTGTATACGGCTGCATTGTTGACCAAGGTATTACGCAAGTTGTCGTTGGAAAATCGTAAAAAGATGTTGGCACTTCCAACCGAAAAGATGGTCGCAACAGCGTATAAACTTGTAACGAGATAAACATGGCTGGTGGCAAAACATTATATGTCACCGATTTTGATGACACCCTAGTACATACCGACGCTAGGGTTATTCTTATTGATAAGGACGGAAAGCGTCGAGAACTTTCCCCAGCAGAATATGCATCGTATGAAAAGCAAGATGGGGATACCTTTGACTTTTCCCAATTTGAGCAATTAAAAAATCCTCGTCCTATTAAAAAATATCTCAATTTATTAAAACGAGTACTTGACGAAAAACGAGCAGATAAGGTAGTCGTATTGACTGCACGAGGCCACACCAGACCGATTGCGCAATTTCTTAAAAACAACGGAATTACTTCTGGGGTCAAAATTGCTGCATTGGGAAGTAGTGATCCAATGGCAAAAGCTCGTTATATTGAAAAACATATTGAAGATGGATATAATCGTGTTGCGTTCGTGGACGATGCACCCAAAAATGTTAAGGCGGTAAAAACACTAATAGATAAACACCCAGATGCAAAAATCGTAGTACGACAAGTGGAAGAACCCGATAGTAAAAAAACTGGGGAAACACCGACTAAAGAAAAGCGAGCAAACCAACAAGTTGAAGTTCGTCCATTAGAAACCAAAGACGAATTGCAACAAGCAAAAGATTGGATAATGAAAAAACATTATATCAAACGTTGGCCATCTGCGGTACAAGCAAAATTGGGTGTATATATCGGAGATAAATTAGAAGGTGTACTGTTATACGGAGCAACCATCCGTCCAACCAGCGGAACTGAAATCTTTAGAGATAGTGAACGCAAGCCCATTATGCAAAATAATCAAATGTGGGAATTATTGCGTGCATATACTACCGAGGAATCTAAAAAGGAAGTTCCAAATCTTGGAAGTATGGTTATTGCAAAAGGTAATGACTACATTAGAACAAAAGCAAAAACTAAAGATGGTAAGCCTGTTAAAGCAATTTTAACATATGCAGATTCCGATGTAGGTCATACGGGTGGTGTATATAAAGCAACTAATGCAACATTCTTGGGTAAACAAAAACCATTACCTGTATTTATAGTTCGTAATCCAAAAACTGAAGAACAGTATGAATTACGTACATTGACTAGTTTAAATAAGAAAAAATTAGAAGACGCTGGAATGGAAATTAGCAAACGAATGGGTGCTGGTAAATACAAGTATGTCTATTCATTAGGTAAAGACCAACGAGAACGAGATGAATTAATGGCGCACTTAGCCGTTCC